CGCTGAATAAATTCTGCCGTAATCATACTTAGGTGCGTACATTCCTTCATGCATCACAACTTCTGCTCCTAGAAAAGTTAAACCGATCCAAGAGTCCTGGACACGATCGTCCTCTTCTTTCAGTTGAAAACTGAACTTTGAGTAAAACTCCCGGCGTCGCTGGTATTCCGAGAGAAAATCAAAGCCATCATCAGTGCTGCAAATATGGTCATCAGCATAGAGCCCTAATCCGATAATATTCAGAACATCTCTCCAATGTGAGACATTGGGGACCTCATCTTTTATGTAAGAAAAGATTACGATCCAATGCCCTAAACCATTATCTCCGGTGGTGTTGCCATCACCAGACTTCTGGAAAAGTAACTCAAGGACTTGACCCCATGGAAAAAGTACAGCCGCTTTTGTTGAGTGGTTGTAAACAAATTCCAACCTGTCTTTAAACTCCCCAATAGACATACCTCCAGACTTTTTAGGGTCATAGAGGCCTATCCTGATCCTTTTACATGCCATGCGGAGCTTCCGCATGTACCATTTGTCCCACTTCTTCACATCGCCCATAAACTTCTTACCAGAACGATTTACTCGACGGATAAGAGCATCAAAGCCTCCTTGTTGAAATGAAACTCCAGTAACAACTGGCAAAAATTCATGCTTCTTGTACATTTGCTTATTAAACGACTGACAAAGTCTAAGCTGGTAAGCGAGATGTGTAATTGGATCGCACTCAATACAACGCAAGTTATTCTCAAGTATTTTATCCCAAGGTAGATACTCTATCTTCCCAAAGGAATACATGAGAGGGTTAGCATTGACCAAATGTGCCCTTTTCCAATAATCATCAATCTCTGCTTTACCATATGTCAAGGCATTTCCTTTATTGCCATAAATTTCCTGGTAGCCAACACCTGCGTTGGCAGTTTCATTAAACTCAACAGATTCAAGTGGAATCACCCGGGAGGTGATCTCATTGAGTCGAAGCATCTCGATGATTTGACTTTCAGCCCAAGACGTGTCATAATCAAAATCAACATCCGGGTGGTCAAAAAGCTCAATTTGCTTGACCATTGCTGGCCAATCTGGCTTGACGAAGCCGTGAGATAAGGTATCCATAGGAACATGTTCAAAATCTGGGTCGTAAAGTTGGTACAGGGGACACAGACGTGTAGCATTGCTAGGTTTTGC